TTTCTAGTCCATTGTTTACTCAATCCCTTTAGATCCGTAAAGCACGACTGAATTGTACCAAGAATAGTAGCTAGTTCTATTTTATTCTTGAGAGTTTCAATAGTATCTGAAGCTCTAACTACAACCTCTGACAGATTACAAAACTGCTTTGGTCGTAATATGATTTCACTGCATGGGTTAGTACCATACTGAATATTCGGATCTCTTCGTTCATACTTAGCAGCCTGTACTTGAGCCGATTGCCTATTAAAGATTCCACGTTCTCCTGATTTGCTATCATAGAGAGCTAACCATTCTCGCATAAATGTACCAATGTCAGGCTTCTCTGTATAGCAGACACTGTTGTTTGACAAAGCTCTTTGTGGCTCTGTCTCCCACCATGAACCAGATTTAGCATGACGCATACGATCATCAGATAGATTAGAGAGACTAATCAAGGCACTCCTACGCACACCCCCTACAACTACAACATCAGCTACCTTACAGATTATATCGTGACACTCAATACTAGAGAACTTTCTACCAGCAGCTTTTCTAAATGCACTTACAGTAAAGGTAAAGAGATCGTGTAATGGGTCAGGGCCAGAAGCTCTACCACCAAAGGTCTTTAGCTTAGATCCAGCAGGACGTACTCGTGACATATTCCATTGTGGCACCATACCAGCATACAATAGATTTATGAGTTCTTTATAGCTCTTATACCAACCTTCTTTGCTATCTTGCACAATTATAGTGGTTTCACTATCTTCCAATATATGTGGTATCTTAGGAAGTTCATTCGTGTATTGTCGTTCTACACTAAACCCTACACCTGTGCCGTGCATCAGAATATATAAACATTCATCAAAAGCTCTGGGGTTGTCAATAGGAAGATATGCACAATTGTAAGCAGCTATATGATTACGCTCTAGTGCAGGCCCTGCAGTCATCATGGCTCGCATACTAGGCATAACATTTAATGTACTAATAGCAATATACAAATCATTATATAGTTCGGGCTTCAATACAACATTGTGTTTTTCTTTAATAAACTTTTGGTAAAAATTCAATAAACGTTCAACTGTTTCTTCCCATGTTTCACGTCTTCCCTCTTCTTCCATCCATCTTGCATAGCGAGAAATGGCTATGATATTTTGATAGTCACTCATTTGTTCACTCATTTAGTTGTCCTCCAGTACATTTTATTTTTAAATTAACAAGTCTTGTTCCCATGAGGTGCTGAATTAATTCTTCAAACATCTCCGTAAGTTCCTCTGTAGGATCACCATCTACAGGCATCATAAATTCTTCGGGATCTAACTCCAAAGTTATGGAAACTCTAGCTTTCGTTTTTCCTAATATCATTTACTAATCTTTCTAAATACCACATAGCTTTCCTTAAATCTTCAAAGCCATTCTTATATCGTTCTCTCCATGTGTACTTTAACACATTGCCCTTACAGTATCCACGAAATTCTTCGTCTGTTAATGTTGCTCGAATAGCCTCAATACACTCTACACCATGTTTATTATAATGTGTAGGATGATTAACCACATCTTCCATCGTTGGTAAGAAGAATTGTTCAGTATCTCTTTCATATCGAGCAGCCTTGGCAGCAATTCTGCCTAAATCTGCATGGCGAGTTGTTGTATCTTTTATATGTTTTTCAAGATCACTCCATGTTTCAAGTGGAGCCTCTACCTCTTTTCCTTCTACATAATGGGGCATTATGCATTTCCTTTCGTATCAGTAGCTAAGGTTAAAATATTATCTGTATAACTTTTAAGAGATTCTGGAACAGGTGTAATTAAATGTCTCTGAGAATAGATTTGAATAATCTCACGGATAAAACTATTCTCTTCCATTGCAGGAATAGAAGCTGCTGCACAGTTACACAAGGTAATCATAGATGTAAATTCTTCTTCCGATAGTTCCGAGTTCTCTTCATCAGCAACAATGCCTACTTGTACCTCACCTGTCCAATGTTGTAAAGGCTCTTCATTCAACGGTTGCATTTTTGCACCTAGTTTATCCCTCACCTCTTCTTCTGGTACTTCTCCCAGAACAGGTCTTACAATTAGAATAAAATCATTTGCTGTTAGATGTTTCTGTATACTCATACTGAATCCTCACTTTCTAAGTTTGCTTCGATTAATTTGGGTGGCATAGAAACTAATTTTTCCCTAAGCCATTTTTGTGGAATAACTCTATCACAATATACTATATCGTGTTTCTTACACCATGTCGCATACGAAGTGACTGACCCCTTTCTAAGTTTTCTACTGCTATTCTCAAAAACTAATCTAATATCTAAGTCAGGATGTTGGTGTTTAATTTCTAGGTGCTTGCGTCTATCTGCTGTAGAAAAGAAACCCTTAACCTCTATGATTAAACCGTTGTCTAGTACAAAATCTGGTGTATAAGATCGAATTGCAAAATCAATCCATTTAATCTTAATAGTTTCATATCGCAACGCATGTTTCGCTTTTGTAATTTGTTTAGCTATAACAGTTTCTAGGTTAGAGCGATACCCTTTTTTTCTTGCATTGCGATATGCTTTAGAATTATATTGCATGATTTACATATTCAGTAAGGTTGCATGTTCAACTGGTATATGAAAAAATTCCTCACCTTTTCTTACATACCGATTTGATACTTCTTTTACAGTTGCAATTGTAGATAAAATAGTAGCTGGGATTTGCCATGCTTGTTTGCAATCAGCCCTTAAAACATAAAACGTCAGGTTGATATTACTTAATAGCTTCTTCTTTCGATATGGTATTCTAATTTCTGCCCAACTCTTCGGCCAATCTTCCTTCCATGAAAATTTTATTTCCACTTCTGAGTTATGGGTTACACCGTCTTTTTCAGTTATAATATCACACTTGTATTTTTCTTGTGTTGAAGTGATCTTATGTCCCTGTGCAATTAACCAAGAACCAATAATATCTTTAGCTTTTGTGTCTGCAAGAGTGTACAAAGCCCTATCAAATCTTTTACTTACCATGCTATTACGTAGCTCCCTAAAAAAAGAGAGGGGGCGAATAACACCCCCCATCTAGTTAAATTATATATTATATTCTGACATTAGTAATCCTGTAAAGATTACGCAAGGTCGTAGACAAAGAGTCATTCATGAGAGAGGCAGAAGGAACTACAGCATGTGGGTATCCAAGCTTTTTTAACTCTTCTGCTAATTCTGCATCAGCTTCACGCCTAGCTTCAACGGCTGCATTTACTCCTGCAAGACGTTTATCTCGCAAGGTTTGCTTTGCAGCTTTGACCTGTATGGATAAATCCTCAATCAATTTTTGTAACTCTTCAAGCTCCATGTCCTTATAGTTATCTTGGACGGACATAATATCTAAATCATCATTCGGTGTTGTCATCTATAGTCCCTTTCTGTTTGTTGATATAAAACACAACAGGCTTATCTTTAGCCTTACTTACTCTTGACGGTTCTTCACTCAACTGCTCTCCCCAACAGGCTTTCTTAAAATCACAGAATTTACATTCTGTATCAAGTATATAGTTACCTGTGTGTACCCCACGAAACATTTCTTTTATGGGCTTAAAGCAACGAGCAAATGTATTTTCTTTTAATTTGGTTACAGTAGTAGCTAACTTATTAACCACTTCATCTGGATCGCTTGCGTATGATATATACTTAAACTCTCCACTTGAATGGTTGATTACCCACCAACCTCCGGGCTTAACACCCTTTGCCTTAGCATATGTCTGCAATTGTCCCACGTACCCGAAACTGTCATGCTTTTCAATATGCTTTCCGTCAAGCCATTTATTTCGGTAGCTCCAAGGAGAAGCAGATTTAATATCATCAACTTTATTGTCGAGTATTAAATCATACTCTCCTGAAATAACTTCACCACCTATCTCAGTTTCAACTTTTTCAGGCTCCTCAAACTTGGCTCCTGCCTCTTTTAGCAAGCCCTTAAAGACTGCTTCAGTTATATCCCCAATCATCATTCTTAATAGAAAGTGGGAAGCAGGAGGACTTGCAAGCTCAGGTTTATTTTTTTGAAACCATAATTGACAAAGTGATCTACCAATATTACTGGCTCGTAACCTAAAATTTCTCGTGTTCTTTGTCTGAAACTGTCTACGTACTGCTGCCTCTACATGTTTAACAATACCTGTGATAGTTTCATCTGACATACTTGCTTTGCCCTTTCTGACATCAGAGAGGTAAGCATGAACGAGAAGTTCTGCAGGATGTTCCATCCTAATTACTCATCTACTGTAATAAAAGAATCAATAACATCCTCTTCATCTTTGGAAAACACAGAATTTGGTGCCTTTTTCTGGTATGCCTTCACAATGAAATTATTATAGTTAGTGATCCAAGCCTGAAAATTTGCTAGTGTCTCACTGTCTTGAGGTTGTGTAATTTCAATTTCAGTTGTTAAGTCTACAACAGGAACAGGCATATAAAGCATATTTCCATTGGTCATAGGAGAACCTTCCGTTGACAGTTCAATACTGTGTTGTGGAAACAGTCGTCCAGCAGAGCTGTACTTCTGCAAAGCTTCACCCATAATTTTGAATGCATTATTGTTTTCAATTTCCCATACAACAGGAATAGGATCACTTCCAGTGTCAACTGTTTCTCCTACTTCATTGAGAGCATCATTCAAAGTAACCGTACCAAAAATAGCTCGCACTCTCTTAACTGAAGTAATGAGCTTTCGTGTTTCTTCTGGCTGTGCTTCCCAATCCTTGATGTAACCCGAAGGCCGTCCACAGTTAAAGCCCCCATCTTCGTCCATTAGATCAGAAGATGTAAATGCTTTATAGTCACCTGTAAACACTGACTTTAAATATCTGCCCTTCTTTCCCTTTGCGTCTACGACAGCATAAGGAAGCCACCGATTAAATCGAAAGCGTTGCATAAAGGGTCTAAAGGTTATACTGTCTGCATAAGCAAACTTTTGTCCATCATCAAGACGATAGGTTCCACCCGGAACTACTTCCATCTTTCTCTTTTTACCATCTTGATCTACTGTACCCATGATCGCTTGGTTCCAAATCTTCATGCGACACAGAGTATCGACTGACTTGGGGCTAGTAGCACCTTGAATACCCATGACTTCTGCCATGAGATCGTAGTTTTTTGTATCAATTGTAGCAATTTGATTGTCCATATTGGCTCCTTTCATAAAACCACCCCATTATACATATCTTCTATTTTAAGTCAAGAAGATTATACAACATTCATCCAATTAATTCCAGACTTAAAGTCCAAGACTAGGGGAACGTCAAAATCTACTTCAAATTTCTGTAAGAAAACTTCCCTAAGTTGTTGTTCTGCATTGTTAATTGTTTCTTTAACCCTTTCTTCTTCCTCTGGATAAGTGTCAATGACGATACTATCGTGAACGCTGTTGACAATCACACTTTGTAGATAAGCCTTTCTCATGTTGTTTTCAACCAAGAGTAGAGTAAGTTGTACAATATCTGTCGAGAGAGATTGCACAGGATAATTTTTAACAGCAGTAAAGTGTGTTATTCCTCCTTGTGGTCTGCGTTTTGCATCAGGAAAAGCAAACTGTCGTCCTGTTGGCGTAGTAACTTTTCCTGTTGCCATAACTTCATCAGCTAAATCCTTATGCCACGATGCAATTCCTTCATACTTACTTGTGAATTGTTTATAGTAAGAAGCCTCAGCCTGTGTTCTACCATACCCAGTAGCACCAAATAGAGGAGCAAAGGTATGTGCTTTTGCTTCCTGTCTCGTTGTCTTCTGTCCTGCATTGGTAATAACTTCAGCCGTATAACTATGCACGTCAAAACCAGTTTCTATTTCGTTCTTGGCAAGAGTATCATTACCTAGAAATGCTGCTGCACGAAACTCTAGTTGAGCAAAGTCTGCCTCTATTATTTTACCACTAGGCCAACGAGAACGAAAAACTTTCTTGATAGGAAACGTATTACCTCGTGGCATGTTCTGTAGGTTAGGAGAGTCAGAAGCAAGTCGGCCTGTTGTAGTTCGATGTTGTGCTAAACGAACATGAAGTTTTTGATCTGGCTTCGTGTATGTTTCGATACCCTCTACAAAGGACGATAGATAAGTATCGAGTGCAGACAAACGTCGAATGTTATGTAAAAATTCTTCGGCATATGACATTTCTCGTCTACGAGCAACAGATTCTAATAATTCTAAACTTAACTTGTTTGTACTAAACCCATGATTAGCAACCCAATTTGCAGAAGGTGCAGAAAACTTCAGACCTGCAATCTTTTTCTGTGGAATATAAACAATCCCAGTATGATTGCATGTGTGGCAAATTCTCTTTGCCTTGCCTACAGTTCCATCTTTCTTGACATAAAGATTATAACCCTTTCCCTGACAATCCTGACAAGAAATGGCTGTAGTCTTATACACCACAGAAGAATTGTTTTTGACAGCAAGATCAAAGTCAACCTTTTTCATGTACTTTGAAAAGTTACCGACCCAAGTTGATTTGTCGTGTGGTTTTCTACTATAGACAATTGAACTTAATTGTTCTGGAGAAGCCAGATTGATTGGTGTGTCACCTACTAAATCATAGACCTGTTTTTCTAAAGACATTAACAGGCCCTGTCTTTCTTTTTGAAATTCATCTTTAACTTGTCGTAACGCATCTTTATCTACCGAGAAACCTCTGTAATATATAGTAGCAAGTAAAACACATAGCGTGTTAGTTAGCTCTATAATATTCTGAAGACTCGAATACTCTGTAGAAAACATTTTTTTGCGAAGTCCACGAGCTAACTCTTGTGTTGCTCGAACATCAGCTAGACAATACTTTTCTAATTCATCTTTATCTATTTGATCTACCGACAGACCCTTTCGTAGTTGCTCTTTTAATGTTCCCATTTTTTGATTATCTAATTCCCATCTTTCAGCTACAGCTTCAAGAGAAAGAGGAGACTTTTGTCCTCGTTGAAATAGGTATTCAACAAGCATTGTATCAAAAATTGGGCCAGTGTACTCAAAGCCTGTATCCCATAACCAGATCAATTCATGTTGAGCATTATGACAAACAAGAACAGTAGTTTGATCTAACTGCTCTTGCAATAGTCGTTTAGCCTCTGAAGTGTCATTCGTTTCCATTTCGGTATGATGAAACCAAAATGAAGATTCCGTACCATCATCCTGTTTTGTGCAAACCAATACTAACTTATTGTCAGGTGTAAATGGATCTAGTAATAGTTTTCCTGTTTCAGTTTTAGCTGTTGTGTTCTCTATATCTAGTGTGGTTATTCCTGCCATATCAATTTTCCTATGCCTTAAATGTGGCTGTAAGTGGATCGAACATTGTGACTACTCTACCATGCTTACCTGTTAATTTATTCTTGATCACAAGCCAATGCCTTTCAGGGCTTTCTTCTTCCTGTTGACCCTCAACCATAGCTGTCTTAGTCAAACAGAAGAGTACGTCAGCTTCGCTTGCTTTACCTGTACGACTGCCCTCAAGCATACTCATGTCCACAAACACTTTACCTTCAGCTTCTGCTGAGAGTTGGCTCATGGCAAAGATAGCACACTTGTATTGCTTTGCTAAGATCCGAAAGCGAATGTATGTAGCTTTTAGTTGCTCATGCTGGGCAGTGTACCTTCCTTCAGGCAGAAACTTATCTGCCATATCTGCAATAACAATGTCAGGCTCATATGCCTTGATAGCTCGTTCAACTCTATCCAAATCCCAACCAGTAGCATCTGTAATGTTTAACTTATCTTTAATAGGATTGAAGAGAGCTTCTGCTTTCTGTCTGTCCTTAACAATCTCTCCGATCTTCATGTTACAGGCAGCAGTTAAGTATCGTGCTGATACTCTATTCGGCATTTCTTCATTCACTAAGACCATAATCTTTGCACCTTGATGTGCAAAACCATTTTCACCTGCACATAGATAGG